TTAGTGGAGCGTGCTCGCGCCCGGCGCGTCGCCGCATTCGCCCCACGCCCCGCCGTCGCGGGCGCCGTCCGCACCGAGGACTGGCTCACCCGCATGGGAGCGCTCGGCGCCCTCAGCCCCGACCACCAGGCCGCCTACGAGGCGCTCGCCCAGGCCGGTGTCCAGCCGTATCAGCTCCGCTTCCTCGCGACCGCCGTCTCGTGCGGCGTCATCGCCCCCACCGAGAGGGGAACCCGTCCATGAGCACCTTCCACGGCCCACAGGGCAAGGGCGCGATGCGGCGCCACCGCGAGACGAAGCGCGCCGAGGCCGCGACCCGTCGGGCCGAGTTCAAGAGCGACGTCGTGCGCGTCATGACGGAGCAGGGCGAGCCCGAGACCGTTGCACGCCGCAGCGTGCTCCTCGAGCGCGCGGTGCGGCGCGGAGGTCACGTTCACCTCGCCCGGGCGCGGCGCCGCGCGACCCGCCCCCAGGGCGCCCCCGAAGCGTTCCGCTACCCCGAGCCGACCAGCGGCATGCACTACGACCACGTCCACTGGGCGATGAGGAAGGGCGACGACCGTGGCTGAGGCGCTCGCGGTCTGCCACCAGGAGGTAATCGACGACGACGGGATCATCCTCGGCGCGTGCGGCCGTCCCGACGTCATCGCACGCCGCCTCGACCCCGAGGACGGGCACACGTACCCCGTGTGCCCGGAGCACGCCGTCGGGCCGCTGCGCATCCAGCAGCGGCGCACGAAGGACTGGCGCAAGCCCGAGGCCGTCGTCGCGGTCGGCCGCGGCGGCCGGTGGGGCAACCCCTACCGGATCGTCGCCGTGCGCCCGTCGGGCCCGTTCGACGTCGTCCGTGACGCGGGGATCTTCATCGCCCAGACCACGAGCGTCGAGTCCGCCCGCGACATCGCCGTGCAGCGCTACCGCCGCGCGATCGAGTCCGGCTTCGAGACGTTCCCGCGCCCGGACACGATCCGCACGGCGCTCGCGGGCAAGACCCTCATGTGCTGGTGCCCGATCTCCGGCGCCTGCCACGCCGACGTGCTCCTCGAGTACGCGAACGCCCACGACGACGAGGGGAGGTGACCCCGATGCGTCAGACCGTGATCCGCGCGATCCGTGCCCTGATGCGCTGCGACTCCTGCGGCGGCGTGATCAACCCGAACACCGGCGAGTGCCGGTGCTCAGCCTGACGAGAGGACTCCCCGACCGATGCCATGGACCCGGACCGGCGACAACGCGGCCACGTACCCAGCGCTCATGCAGCTGCGGGGACACCGCGCCGCCGACGACCGCCTCGTCAACGAGGTCTACGGGTTCGTCACGCGCTGCTACCACCAGAGCGCGGGCCACATGACGGACTACTCCGTCGACTACGGCACCGCGGAGATGATCGGCGGCCCGCGCACCGACGCCCTGATCAAGTGGGCCGAGCGCGCCGAGATCTTCATCCCGCGCAAGCCCGTCCGAGGCATCCGGTCGTGGGTCCTGCTGCAGGACCCGGAGTTCATCCACATCAAGCTGCGCTCCGAGATCGAGTGGGACCGGACCCAGCGACGCGACACGAGAGACCCCGCGCTCACCGTCCCGGTGCGGCGCCGCGACGGCGACAACTGCCGGTGGTGCGGAGTCCTCGTCCAGTGGCGCGGGAAGCCCACCAACCGCAAGGCGACCCTCGACCACCTCGTGCCCGGCGAGGCCGGCACGGTCGAGACCATGATCGTCGCCTGCACCGCCTGCAACTCCGGCCGCGGCGGCAACGTCGAGCGCTGGGACGACGAGCACGAGCTCCGCCCCGAGCCCGCCGAACCCAACTACGGGAAGTGGACGGCCGCCTTCCTCACCGAGAACGGCTACCCGACCGAACCGAACATCCGCAGCGACGAGCGACCGGCGCCGGTGGCCGGCGCGGACCCCGCACCCGAGCGAGTGCGACCCGCGACACCCCCGAGCGACGACCCCGCACGGCGCGCACCAGGTCCGGCGACCCCGCCCGAACCGAGTTCGAAGTCGACATCGGGGTCCGTCGGAACGAGTAAGACCGGGTCGGGTAGGGACGGGGAGGACTCCCGTACTACCCACCTACCAGGCGAGGACGCCAGACCAACCCCACCACCCGACCAACCGAGTGCGCCCCGTCCCCGCCGTCGAGGCCGTCGCGGAGGTCGCCCCCGCCCGCCAGAGCAAGGAGAGACCCGATGAAGCGCACCCACTGCGAGGTGTCGAGGAACTGCAACAACCTGACCCCGCCCGGGATGCTCGTCTGCGCCGACTGCGCGAACCAGCTCGCGATCGCCCTCATCACCGTGCCCCTGCTCGCCAACGCCCTCGACGACGCGCACACCAAGACCCAGCGCTTCGCCTCCGCCGGCGGCCGCGGCTACCACCCCGACCCCAACGAGTCCCCCATCCCGTTCAACGGCAACGCCTCCGAGGCCCGCACCGTCATGCTCCACGCCCTCCTCGAGGCCGGCGACTTCATCGCCCGCGACCGCGGCTACCACCGACCCCTCGACACCTTCACGGCGCTCGCGGGCTTCCTCGGCTCGCAGGTCTCGTGGATCCGGGCGCACCACAACGGGCCCGCGATGGTGCGGCGCCTGCTCGACGTCGTGCGTGACGCGGACCGGGTCGTCGACCGACCGGCCGACTACCAGTACCTCGGGGTGTGCGAGTACGAGCTCGACGGCGGGGCGACGTGCACGGCCGAGCTGTACGCCCACCCGGCCCGGCTCGAGGTCGAGTGCCGCGGGTGCGGCGCGGTGCACCCGATCAAGGAGCGTCGTGCCTGGCTCCGGGGGCTCGCCGAGGACCGGACCCTGACCCCGACGAAGCTCTGCCAGGCCGTCGACGGCCTCGGCGTGCAGGTGACCCCGAAGCAGATCGAGAACTGGACCCAGCGCGGCCGCATCGAGCCCGTCGGGCACACGCTCACGAAGCCGCACCGCCCGCTGTACCGGGTCGGGGACGTGGTCGACCTCGTAGAGGCCGACGCCCTTCGCCGCGACGCGGCGGCCGCCCGGACCGTCGCCCATGCCTGACGACGTCGAGCAGGGGCACGGACCGACCCCCTGGCACTGCACCTGCCACCCGAACCGAACCCACGCAGTCCCCTCGCTCGCCGCCGAGTGCGAGCGCACCACCCAGGAAGGAACCCGCCCATGAAGAAGACCTACGTCGTAACCGACACCCTCGGGAACGAGTACCGGCTCACGGCAGAGAAGTACCGAAACCGGGACGGTGTCCTCGAGCTCGTCCGGGAGGACGCCGTCGTCGCGTCGTTCTACTCATGGGTCTCGATCTTCGAGCAGCCCGAGACCCAGGATGGAGACCGCTCATGAACCCGTGGATGTGGCTGCTCTTCGTCCTCGCCTCCGCCCTGGTCCTGTTCATCGTCATCGTGCTCACCGCGGGCGCGGTCAAGGCCGTGCGCGACGCGGCGGCCAAGCCGACGCGCATGTACTCAGCGGGCCGTGCGGTGCCGTTCCCGAACGACACCGACCTGCTGTACGACCCGGCTGCTGCCCGCGACGGGGCCGCCGCATCAGCCCATCGCTCGAGCGTGAGCATCGGGACGGTGTACGTCGACCCGTTGGCGAAGGCCAAGGCCAAGGTCTCGGCCGAGTCGGTGCAGGACATCGCCGACCAGGTCGAGCGTCGCGCTCGCGGCCGCCTCGCCAACGACGACCGATCGGATGCGTCTGACCAGGGGTGAGGGGTACTGTCTGTTTCGATGAGCCGTTCTGGCTCCGGAGGCCCGATCCCCGCACGGGGGCCGGGCCTTCGTCGTACCCGGGTGGGGCCCGGGTCCTGGCGCGGGGCCGGGGGGGTAGCCGGGCGGGCACACCCTCGGGCACGACCCGCGCGGGCGCGCTCGTCATGGGGAAGGACGAGCGCGCCCCACTTCCTCACCCCGTCGACGTCCTGGATCCGTGCGAGCACGACCGACCACGGGATCGGGCACGAGGCACCGACGTCGACGGGAGAGCTCACGCCATGGCGAACGTGAACGACCGCTCGTCGAAGGCGATGAAGGCGCTCAAGCGCGGACAGCGCGCGAAGCGCCTGCCGTGCTGGCTGTGCGGGCAGGCCATCGACTACGACGCCCCGCCCGACGACCCGAACTCGTTCTCCTACGACCACGCCAAGCCGTGGGACACGCACCCGGCCCTCCGGCTCGACCCGGGCAACGGACGATCCGCACACCTGCGATGCAACAAGGCTCGCGGGAAGCGCGACCCGCGACCCGGTCTCGGGCTCCGGTCCCGCGAGGTCTGACCCGAGTCCCGCCGGACCCTCCCAGGGAGGGGGGTTCGGATCGCTGGACCTGACCCCGCCAGACCCCTTCGCCGGCAGTGGTCTTTCCCTCCCCGAGGTCGCGACCCCCCATGGTTCGGCGGGGTCACTGTGGCGACGAAAACGGACCCTGACCTGGAAGGATGCGCCGTGAAGATCGCCGACGCCGTCGCCCTCGCGAGGGGCGGACGGACCGTGCTCGTCGTCCCAGAGACCCAGGAGGCGGGCCGGGCGCTGTTCGAGACCATCGACCCGGCCACCCTCGTCGACGTCACGCACGTGCGCCGCTCGACGGGACGCGAGCTGGTGAAGTTCACCGGCGGCGGCGAGGTCCGCTTCACCAGCGCGGGGAGCGTCCGGCTCGGCGGTGCTCGCGGACACCGCGCCGACGTCGTGCTCGTGGACTCCCGCGCACTGCCCGACGACCGGCTCACCCACGAGCTCGAGCCCTGCGTCGCAACGACCGGAGGCTCGCTCGTGGTCGCCCAGCTCGGCTGATGCACGACCGGCGCAAGATCAGGGAGCACCGCGAGGACGGCGACTCGATCCGGGGCATCGCCCGCCGGATCGGCGCGTCGCGCAACGCCGTGCGCCGCGCACTCGCCCCGGGCGCACGGGACAGCTACCACCGAGCCTCGTCGACCGACGAGGTGGTCGAGGCCGTGCGCGACGTCCTGGCCGACTACCCGCACATGGCGGTCGCCGACATCGCCGTCCTGATCGACTGGCGGCGCTCGCGGCGGACGCTCTCCGACCTCGTCGCCGCGCTGCGGCCCGAGTACGCGACCCGCGACGACGTCGCGGCGCGCCCGATCGGCACGATCCGCACCGGGCGCCTTGTCGGCGTCCGTCCGCTCGAAGTCGGGAAGGTGGCGCTGTGAGCGTGAGCAAGCCGGCGCCCGAGCGCCCCGAGCCGCCGGACACCCTGCCCCAGGACGCGGTCAAGGTCTGGTGGGAGATCGTCGAGTCGAACGACCTCGCCGGGAACGTCGACCGGGCGGCGCTCGAGGTGTTCTGCACGCTCGTCGCACAGCTGCGCGAGGCCCGCGACCGGGTCAAGGCCGAGGGCATGGTCGTCGAGGACGCGCGCGGGCGCGTCGTGCCGCACCCGGCGCTGCAGGTCGAGCGGGCGCTCGCGGACCAGATCCGAGCGTGGGGCGACCGGTTCGCCCCGCTGGTGAAGCCGGTGCGCAAGCGCGGGTACATGGCCGACGCGACGGCGACCGCGATCGCGAACGCGCCGCACCTGCGCGACGAGCCCCGGTACGCCGGCGCGATCGCCGCGGCGAAGACGCTCGCGTGGTTGATCGACGAGGCGCAGCGCGCGGGCATGGACGCGTTGCAGCGGGCCGCGTTCGGGACGATCCCGATGTACGTCAAGGTGTGCGCCGAGCTGCAGATCACGCCGGCGTCCGCGCCCACGGAGAAGGCGACGAAGAAGCGCCAGTCGAAGCTCTCGGTCCTGCGCGGTGGAGGTACTGGTGACGGCGAGGGAGCAGCTACGGGGTAGCGAGGTCCCGCGGATCTTCACGCCGCCGCTGCGCGAGCTGACGCCCGCGACGTCGCTCGGGTTCGCGGTGATCGCGTTCGCGGACGCGATCGGGATCTGGCTGTACCCGTGGCAACGCTGGCTGCTGATCCACATGCTCGAGCTCGTCCCCTCGGGGCGGCTGCGGTTCCGCACCGTCGTCGTGCTCGTCGGCCGGCAGAACGGCAAGAGCACGCTCATGAAGGTGCTCGCGCTGTGGTTCTTGTACGTGCACGGCACGCGCCTGATCCTCGGCACGGCGCAGGATCTTGAGACCGCTGAGGCGCTGTGGGCCGAAGCGGTCGAGATCGCAGAGGGCGACGAGGAGCTCGCCGAGGAGATCGCGCACATCGTCCGCAAGAACGGCGCGCACGCACTCGTCCTCGAGGACGGCAACCGCTACCAGGTGAAGGCCGCGAACCGGCGCGCCGGGCGCGGGAAGTCCGCGCGCGTCGTCCTGCTCGACGAGCTGCGCGAGCACCAGTCCTGGGCGGCGTGGGGCGCGATCAGCAAGACGACGCTCGCGCAGGAGGAGGCGATCGTGATCGCCCCGTCGAACGCGGGCGACATCACCTCCGTCGTCCTGCGCCACCTGCGGCGCCTCGCGCACCTCGCGCTCGGCGACCCCGACGGGATCTTCAAGGACGACGCCGAGACGGACCTCGGCGCCGACGTCGACGAGAACGCGCTCGACGAGGACGACCTCGCGATCTTCGAGTGGTCCGCTCCCCCGGGCGCGGACAAGTGGGACCGCAACGGGTGGGCATGGGCGAACCCGTCGATGAACGTCATCACCCCCGACGGGCGCAACGCGATGCCCGAGCGCAACATCGCCTCGGCTGCGCGCACGGACGACGCCGCGGTGTTCCTCAACGAGGTCATGTGCCAGTGGGTCGACGGCGCTCGCGAGGGTCCGTTCCCCGAGGGCGCGTGGGAGGCGGCGAACGACCCGGAGTCGCGCGTGCCGGACGACGCGACGCTGTCCTACGGGCTCGACGTCTCGCACGACGGCGGGACCGCGTACATCGCGTGGGCCGCGCTGCGCGAAGACGACAACCCGCACGGCGAGGTCACCGCGGCGCGCGCCGGCACGGACTGGGTGGTCCCGTGGTTCGCCGAGCGCGCCACGGCCGACAACCCGATGACGGTCGTCGCGCAGGGTCGGGGAGCCCCTGTCTCGGCCCTGCTCGACGACCTTGAGGCGCTCGACCACGTCGAGGTCGTGCGCCTGCAAGGCGAGCTGCTGGGCAACGCCACGCGGCGCCTGTGGTACCTCGTCCGCGCTGCGCTGCCCGACGTCGACGACGCACCGATCGCGCTCGGTACGGTCTCGCTCGATCAGGACGAGACCGCGGCCGCCGAACGCGCCGTGGTGCAGGGCCGGCGGCTGTACCACCTGCCCCAACCCGTGCTCGACGTCGCGGCCGCGAACGCCGCGGTGAAGATCGGCGCCGACGGCGCGATGCTCTGGAACCGCTCCGCGTCTCCCGTCGACATCGCCCCGCTCGTCGCGCTGACCGGCGCCGTGTGGCACGCCCTCAACCGCCCGGCGCCTGTGCGGTCGGCCTACGAAGACCACGAGCTGATGATCCTGTAGGAGGACCCATGCGTGACCTGCGCCACCACGTCGGCAAGCGCGTCATCGTGCTGCTGGACGAGAAGCGCTCGATCGAGGGGACCCTCGCGCGGGCGGCCGCCGACTCCCTCGAGCTCGAGCACGCCGCGCACATCGACGCCGAGATGGGCACGACACCCATCGACGGCCTCGCCGTCATCCCCGCGGCGACGGTCTACTGGGTCCAGGTGCCCTAGTGCCGGCGTTCCAGACCCTCGGCGAGCTGGGCGGGTGGCTCTCCGAGAACCCCAACGTGACCGTCGTCGACGCCGGCATCCCGCTGTCGGACTACGCCGGATCCGGCTCGGACTTCGGTCCGGCGTGGAAGAACCAGCCCTCTATCCGCAAGGTCGTCGGCTTCGCCGCCCGCAACATCGCCTCGATCCCGCTCAACGTCTTCGAGCGCGTCGGCGACGTCGACCGCCGACGCGTGCGCGACGGCGAGCTCGCCGCGGTCGTCTCCCGCCCGTCGAGCGCCAAGGGCGAGACCGCCACCCGATTCTTCGAGCGTCTGCTCGTCGACGGGCTGCTCAACGACCGGTGGTGCGCGCTCAAGCGCGTCACGCCCGAGGGGCGGCGAGAGCTCGTGCGCATCCCCGCGCGTCGTGTGCGGTTCCGCGCCGACGGGCTCGATCGCATCGACGCCGTCCTGCTGCGCAACGGCGAGGGCCGGTGGGATGAGCGCGACCCCGACGACTTCGTGCTCGACGCCGGCTACGCCGAGCGCGGGGCCAGCGGAACGTCTCCGCTCGTCACGCTGCGCCACCTGCTGCAGGAGCAGCGCGAGGCGATCGAGTACCGGCGCGCGATCTGGAAGCGCGGCGCCCGCATCCCCGGCGTGATCGAGCGCCCGTCCCCGTGGCCGGCCGACGGCAAGGCCCGTGAGTCGTTCCGACGCTCCTGGGCGGCGTTCGAGGCCGGTGGTGGCCGGGAGGGCGGGACCCCGCTCCTCGAGGACGGCATGACGTACAAGGAGCTCCACGGGTTCAAGCCCGTGGACACCGACGACCTCGAGGGCCGACGCCTGTCCGACATCGAGGTCGCCTCGGCGTACCACATCCCGCCCGAGCTGGTCGGCGCCCGCCCAGGCAACTTCTCGAACCTCATGGCGTTCCGGCAGATGCTGTTCAGCGTCGCGCTCGGGCCCTACATCACCGCCTTCGAGGACGCGCTCAACCACGAGCTCGTGCCCTGGCTCGCCGACGGCCGAGACCTGTACGTCGAGGCGAACGTCGAGGCCAAGATGCGCGGCTCGTTCGAGGAGCAGGCCGCGGTCATCTCGACTGCGACGGGCGCGCCGTGGATGAGCCGCAACGAGGCCCGCGCGAAGCACAACCTGCCCGCGATCGACGGCGGCGACGACCTCGTCACACCGCTGAACGTCCTCATCGGCGGCCAGGCATCACCGCGAGACTCCGCGCCGCCACCGAAGACCACGCGGCCCAAGCAGCGCGGCGTGCGCGTCAAGGTCGCCGTGCCCGACCCGTATCGCGAGACGGTGGAGAACACGTTCCGCGAGTTCTTCCGCCGACAGCGTTCGACGGTGCTCTCCGCGCTCGGCTCGAAGGCCGGTGAGGCGTGGTGGGACGAGGCGCGGTGGAACCGCGAGCTCGCCGACGACCTGTACGGCATCGCCCTCACGATCTCGACCCTGATCGGGCAGGCCGCGGCGAACGAGCTCGGGTTCGACGCGGACGACTACGACGTCGACCGCACGACGGCGTTCCTGCGGGCCGTCGTCGACGCTCGTGCGAAGTGGGTCAACGAGGCCACGCGCGCGCAGATCCTTGAGGCGCTCGCGGTCGCGGACGACGACGACGACGCTCGCACGCCGGCGGACGTGTTCGACGACGCCGAGAACCAACGCTCGCTCGCGGCGGGCGCGGCGCTCGCAGTGACGCTCGGCGGGTTCGCGAGCGTCGAGGTCGCCAAGCAGCTCGTCGGCGCGACGGCGACCAAGACGTGGGTCACGACGTCGACGAGTCCGCGTGCGGCTCACGCCGCGATGAACGGGCAGACCGTCTCCATCGAGGAGGCGTTCTCGAACGGTGCCGCGTGGCCGGGCGACCCGGTCCTGGGCGCCGACGGAGTCGCCGGGTGCATGTGCTCGGTGCAGATCAACTACTGACCGGGAGGTCCCCGTGCATTCCAAGAACGCGCAGGTCGCGATCAAGGCGGGCCCGGACGACGGTCTCGCCGAGGGGCAGTTCACCGCCTACGCGTCGGTGTTCGGCAACAAGGACTCCTACGGCGACGTCGTCATGCCGGGGGCGTTCGCCGAGACCCTCGCCGAGTGGGCGTCGTCGTCCAACAACCTGCCCCTGCTGTTCGGGCACAACATGAGCGACCCGGACTACAACATCGGGCACGTCATCGAGGCGAAGGAGGACGGGCACGGGCTGCTCGTCACCGCGCAGATCGACCTCGAGTCCGCCAAGGGCGCCCAGACGTACCGGCTGCTCAAGGGCCGGCGCATCAACCAGATGTCGTTCGCCTACGACGTGCTCGAGGGCGCGTGGATCGACAAGACCGAGGACGGTGCCGAGGAGTTCTACTACGAGCTCCGCAAGCTGCGCCTGTTCGAGGTCTCCGTCGTGACGATCGGCGCGAACCCCGAGACCGAGATCCTCGCCGTGAAGTCGGCGGCGGACGCCGCGCGGCATCTCGCCGACGGCGTGCGCGCCGGCCGCGTGCTCGGCGCCAAGCAGCTCGACTCCCTGCGCACCGCGCAGGACGCCATCGCGGCCGTGATCGCGGCCGCGCAGGCACCCGACGACCAGGAGAAGGCCAGCGGGACCGGTCCGGCCAAGCCCGAGGAGCCCCGCGGGGCCAAGGGCGAGGAGCCCAGCCGACCCCCGTCCGCTCGTGACCTGGCGGCCACCGAACTCGAACTCCTCACCCTCGCCTGAGGGAGAAAGGGGCCCCACCGTGGACCTCAAGCAGCAGCGGGCCGCCGCACTCAAGGCGGCCAACGACATCGTCGCCGGAGCCAAGGCCGCGGGCCGCGAGCTCACGGCCGACGAGAACGCGACCGTCGCCGCGAAGATCACCGAGGTCAAGGGCCTCGACGAGAAGATCGCCGCGGCCGCGCGCTCCGAGTCGCTCCTCAAGGACCTGTCCGCGCTCGGCGAGGACGACGTCGACACCGACGACGACCCGACCGACCCCGCCCCGCGGGCGATTGTCACCGACCGGCAGGAGAAGGCCGACCGCCGCACGTTCGGCGAGCGGTTCGTGAAGTCCGCCGCCTACGAGGAGTTCCGCAAGGCGCACCCCTCGGGCGTCGGCAACGGCTCGCCGGTCAACATCGGCAAGGTCAAGGTCGGCACGCTCGAGGAGTGGCACTCCCGCCGCAAGGCGCTGACCTCGCCCCAGGCGCACATCCAGCCCGTGCGGATGCCGCTCGTCGACCAGGTCGACCGCGACCGCCTCACGTTCCTCGACCTGATCGACCGCGGCCAGACCGGCGGCAACTTCGAGTACGTCCAGGTCACGGCCGTCACGAACAACGCGAAGGTCGTCCCCGAGGCCACCTCGGGCACCGACAACGCCGCGCTCAAGCCGGTCAGCGAGATCGCGACGCAGCTCGCCGACGCGAAGGTCTACACCTACGCCGACGGCTACGACGTCACGAACCAGCTGCTCGCCGACGCGCCCGCGTTCGCCACGTACATGAACAGCCAGCTCGGCTACAACCTCGACTCGGTGATCGAGGACAAGCTCATCAACGGCAGCGGCACCAGCGGCGAGCCGAAGGGCCTGCTGCACACCACGGGCGTCCAGCAGCAGACGGTCGCCGCCGGCGCGAGCGTCCTCGACTTCATCAAGGGCGTGCGCCGCGGGATCACGAAGGTCACCCGGCTGCCCGGTGGGACCGTGCAGGCGATCGTCCTCTCCCCCGAGGACGACGAGGAGATCGACCTCCTGCAGGACGACGTCGGCCGCTTCTACGGCCAGGGCCCCTTCGGCTCCGGCCCGGGCACGCTGTGGGGCCGTCCGCGCGTCACGTCCGAGCGCCTCGAGCCCGGGCAGTCGATCCTGGGCGACTTCAAGCAGATCGCGCTCCTCGACCGCGAGGGCCTGTCCGTGCTGGCGTTCAACCAGCACAAGGACTACGCCCAGCGCAACATGACCTACGTCCGCGGCGAGCTCCGCGCCGCGCAGGTCATCTGGAAGCCCTCGCGGCTCGTCGTCGTGCAGAAGGCGGCCGGCTGATGAGCGACATCGAGATGGTCGTCATCGACGGCAAGCGCTACCGCCCGGAGGACGCCGAGCGTCTCGGCCTCGCCGAGACCAAGGTCGTCCTCCGCACGCCCGAGCGGCCCCACGAGGACCCCGAGGGCACGTCCGGCGAGGACCCCGAGGGCACGTCCGGCGAGGACCCCGAGGGCACGTCCGGCGAGGACCCCGAGGGCACGTCCGGCGAGCACCCCGAAGGCACGTCCGGCGAGGACCCCGAAGGCACCTCCGGCGAGGCGGAGCGCGAGGCGCCCGCGAAGGGTCGCCGCCCGGCGAACAAGGGCCGGGCCGCGGCGAACAAGGAGGGCTGACCCGTGGCCGTGGAGCCTCCCACGCCGTTCGTCACGGCGCAGCAGCTGTCCGACTACACCAACGGCAAGGTCGCGAGCACCCACCCGGCGCTCGTGGACATGCTCGCGGGGGCGTCGGCGGGCCTGCGCCGCTACTGCGGATGGCACATCGGCCCCACGCGCCGCGAGGAGCTCGTCGTCGACGGCAGCGGCGGCCGACTCCTCCTGCTGCCGACCCTGCACGTCACGCAGGTCCACCTCGTCACCGAGCACGGCCGTGAGCCGATGCTCGGTGACGAGGTGGAGTGGTCGGCGATCGGCACCCTGCGGGCTCCCACACGGTGGACCGAGCGGTTCCGCGGTGTCACGGTCGACCTCGACCACGGGTACCCGCTCGCCGAGATCCCCGACGTCGCGCAGATCGTCAAGCAGGTCGTCGCGACCGCGCTCGCCTCGCCGATGGGCGTCACCCGGGAGCAGGCCGGGCAGATCTCGGTCTCGTGGGCGACTACCGCCCCGAACGTCGCGGGTGGGCTCAGCCTGCTCGACCGCGACCTCGCGCTCCTCGAGGCGTACCGGCTGGGAGGTCGAGCCTGATGCTCCCGTCGTTCGCCACGCAGAGCCTCACGGTCGTGCGCGCCGCGCGCGTGACCGACCGGTACGGCAACACGGCGCTCGACTGGGGCGACGTGACGCTGACCCCGGTGACGGGCTGCTCGATCCAGCCGGTCGACTCCTCGGAGGCGCTGTCCCCGGGCCGGGACGAGGTAGTCGGGCAGCGGTGGGCGTTCATGCCCGCCGGCACCGACATCGACGCGCTCGACCGGGTGCGGCTGCCCGAGGGCGGCCGGGACTTCGAGGTCGTCGGCGAGGTGCAGCGCATGCCGTCCGCGACGGGCGGTCTCGACCACGTGTACGCGCTCCTCAAGCGCGTGGAGGGGTGATCGCGTCATGGCCGGCCGGATCCTGATCAAGCTCAACGCGAAGGGCCACCGCGAGATCCTGCGCTCGGCGAAGGTCACCGCCGACCTCGAGGCCCGCGGGCGCCGCATAGCCGCGGCTGCGGGCCCGGGCGTGGGGACGCGGACCACCCGCGGAGCGCAGCGCTCGCGCGTCGTCGTCATGACCGAGACGAACGCGGCGCGCCGCGCCGAGGCCGAGCGCAAGACGCTCACGCGCTCCATCGACGCCGCGAGGGGGTGAGCGCGTGCCCTTCCGTGATGCCGTCGCGGTCGTCGTGGACTACCTGCGCGACGCGACCGGGAAGGACGTCGGGACGCGGGTCCCGAACCCGCGCCCGAGCGAGTTCGTGCGCGTGCACCGCACCGGCGGCGCGGTGAGCCAGCGCGTCATCGACAACGCGCAGCTGACCGTCACGGCATGGGCGGCCGACGAGGGCGCAGCACACGACCTCGCCGCGTCCGCGCGCGACGCGCTGCTCGACGGTGCACGCCGCTCGACCGCCGGGGTCCACCGCGTGCGGATCGAGTCCTTCTACTACGACCCCGACCCGTCGACGGGGTCCCACCGGTACACCCTCCTGGTGTTCCTGACCGTCCGGGCCGTCCGGTCCTGACCTCCCTCGCCCCACGCGTCCCGCGTCGGGGCTTTCCGCGCTAGTCGAGGAGATCCCCGATGAGCAACAGCAGCAAGACGCGCGCCGTCGTGGTCTCGGTTCCCGAGCTCACGACCCGCGACGGCCAGAAGCACAAGAGCGGCGCGAGGCTGACGCTCCCGGACGTCGAGGCGCGCGACCTGATCCGCGCCGGCGCCGTCCACGAGCCGGCCAAGTCGACCGCCAAGACCGAGAAGGGGGCCTGAGTCATGGCGAAGGACCAGGCGAACGTCAACGTCTTCGGGGGCGAGGACGACTCCGTCTTCCTCGGCGAGCTCGGCTCGCCGCTCCCCACCGGGCTCGAGCCGCCGGAGAACCAGGACGACGTCGGCTTCACCCACGAGGACGGCATGAACCTCGCGCGCGAGGCCGACGTGACGAAGTTCCGCGCCCACCAGGGCGGGAAGGTCGTCAAGACGAAGGTCTCGTCCTCGTCGAAGGTCGTCAGCTTCACGATGATCGAGTCGAACCCGGTCACGAAGGCCGTGGTCGACAAGATCAAGTCGACCTCCACGGCCGCCGGCGTCACGACGGAGACGATCTCCGACGTCGTCGAGGTCGCCGTGCGCAACGCGGTGATCGACCTCTACGACACCGACTACATGGAGCGGTACGTCATCCCGCGCATGGAGATCACCGTCACCGGTGAGGAGCCGTGGTCGAACTCCGACCTGCGCGCCTGGGCGTGCACGGGCGAGATCATCGGCGACTACTTCCGGATCAGCGGCCCGCCCCCGGCGCCGACCCCGTGAGACCAGCGGGCGGGGCGGCCCGGCGATGACCCGCCCCGCCCGCTGCACACCACCGGTCATCGCCGCTCCCCTGTGCCCCGTCCGGGGCCTGTGAGAGGAGGCCCACCGTGGCCAAGATCGGAACCGCGCACGTCGAGATCAAGCCCGTCCTCAACGAGCCCGAGCTCGACGCGATCGCCGAGACCGTCGCCGACAAGATCGCCGCTGCCGTCACCGACGGTGTCCGCCGCGGACTCGCGCTCGCGAAGGACGACGTCGCGCTCACCGACTGATGCGCACGCGACTCGCCCACGGGCGGCTCGTCGTCGCGTTCACCCCGCCCGACGTGCTCACCGGAGAGTGCTCGGACGACCTTCACGGCGTCTGCCCCGGCCACCTGGTCGGCGCGCCGTGCGTCTGCACCTGCCACACCCCACCCACCCGAGGAGTCATCGCCATGGCTACCGCCAGCACCAGCACGCGCAAGAAGAGCACGACGACCCGTCCCGCAGCCGCGAAGAAGCCGGCCGACCGCAAGCCGCCCGCGCCCGCGAAGCCGAAGGTCGTGCGCCACGCGCACTCCGTCGACATCACGTACCGCGGGGTCACGGTCACGATCACCGAGGACGCGACGAACGACTACGAGCTCCTCGAGGACGCGAACTCGGGCGACCCCGCGCGCCTGCCCACCGTGCTGCGCCGCCTCGTCGGCGACGAGGGGCACGACCTGGTGAAGGAGGCGTGCCGCAACCCCGAGACGGGGCGCGTGTTGCTCGAGGGTGAAGGGTCGATCTCCGAGTACGTCACCGAGCTGTTCGGGGCGCTGAGCCCTTCCTGATGCTGCTCGTGGCGGCCCTCGCCGAGCACCGAGGGCCGCTGCGGGCATCGCTCCGAGCCGAGTACCAGATCGACCTCTCCCGCCCCGGCATGCCGTGGACCGAGCTCGCCGACTTCGTCGCGAGCCTGCCGCCCGGGTGCGCCCTGTGGCGTGCGATGGGCGGTCCGATGGCGTGGTCGCAGGAGACGCAGACGCTCGTCGCGATCCTCGACGTGCTGCGCATCCTCGAGTGGGAGAACGGCGGGATCGTGCAGCGCAAGCCGCGCGGCTCCCCGCCGAAGCCCACGCCCCCGCCGCCGCTCGCGAACGAGCAGGCCGCGAAGGAAGCGCGCTCGCGCGCGAAGCGAGACCGGTACCTGCGACGGCAGGCACTACGAACCCACGGACCCCCGGACGCCTGACGGCGCCCGGGGGTTTCCTCATGCACGGAGGGAGCCCCCGGGATGGCCGTCGAGCTCGCAACCGCCTACGTCTCCCTCGTCCCGTCGTTCAAGGGCTCGCAGAAGGCGATCGCGGACGAGCTCGGCGCCTCCCCGGCGATCAGCGACGCGGGGCGCTCGGCGGGCCTGGGCTGGATCAAGGGCGCCGGGAAGGTGCTCGGCGGGGCGGCGCTCGCGGGGATCGGCGCGACTGCCGGGGTCGCGCTGACGAAGGGCTTCTCGCGCGCGATCCAGCTGCAGGACGCCGAGGCGAAGCTCACCGGCCTGGGGCACTCCGCGGAGAACGTCGCGAAGATCAGCGACAACGCCCTGGGCGCCGTGCGCGGCACCGCGTTCGGCATGGGCGAGGCGATGACCGCGGCCGCGAACGCGGTCGCCGCGGGCGTCAAGCCCGGCGCCGACCTGCAGCGCACGCTCAGCCTCGTCGGTGACGCCGCGACCATCGCGGGCACCGGCATGGGTGAGATGGGCGCGATCTTCAACAAGGTCGCCGCGTCCAACAAGGTCCAGATGGACGTCATCAACCAGCTGCACGACGCCGGTGTCCCGGCGCTCGCGCTGCTGGCGGACCAGATGGGCGTGACTGCCGAAGAGGCGTCCAGGATGGCGTCCGCCGGCGAGATCGACTTCGCGACCTTCCAGGCCGCGATGGAGAAGGGCCTCGGGGGCGCGGCGCAGGCATCGGGCAACACCTTCCGCGGCGCCATGGCGAACATGGGCGCCGCGCTCGGTCGCCTCGGCGCGATGTTCGCGACCCCCGTCGTCGCGGGCATGCCGTCGGTGTTCACCGCGATCACCGGCGCGATCGACGGCGTCGGGACCGTGCTCAAGCCCGTCGCCGAGCAGTTCGGCGCCTGGCTCGTCCCCGCCCTGACCGCGACTGCGGACCGGATCGCGCGCATCGGGCCCGCGATCACCGGCGTCGCCGAGCTGCTCAAGACCGGGGACTTCTCGTCCTCGATCCGCGAGGCGCTCGGCGTCGAGGAGGACTCGCCCGTCGTCGCCGGCGTGCTGCGCTTCCGCGAGATCGCGCTCGGCGTGTTCGGCGAGATCTCCGGCGGCGTGCGCGCCATGTTCGCCGCGTTCCGCGACGGCGGCTCCGACGTCACCTCCGGCGGGTTCGCCGGCGTCCTCGAGACCCTGGGCCTCGTCGCGCGCGCCCTGTGGGACTCCCTCGGGCCCGCGATCCAGCAGCTCGGCCCGCAGATGATGACCCTGCTGCAGACGTTCTCCCCATTCGGGCTCGTGCTCAAGGTCATCGAGCCCGTGCTCCCGCAGATCGCCGCTGCCCTGACCGCCGTCGCGAACGCCGTCGGCGGGGCGCTCGCGGCCGTCCTGCCGGTCGTCGTGGACCTTGTCGGCATGCTGGCGCAGACCCTGTCCGGGGTGCTGGTGCAGGCACTACCGACCGTGGTCGAGGTCATCTCGCTGCTCGCGGGCACGCTCGCGGACCTGCTGCCCTCCCTCACGCCGATCATCCCCCTGATCGGCAACGCGCTCGTCACGGCCGTGCGGACGCTCCTGCCCCCGCTGCTGGAGATCGTGCGCGCCGTCCTGCCGGTCATGGCGCAGATCCTCGGGGTCGTCGTGAAGGCCGCGACACCGCTGATCCCGGCCGTGCTCGGCATCGTGTCCGCGCTCATGCCGCTGCTGCCCGTCGTCGGGCAGCTCATCACGGCGCTGCTGCCGCCCCTGGTGTCGGTGATCCAGGCGCTCGCGCCCGTGATCCAGCTCGTCGCGAACATCCTCGTGGCGATCCTCACCCCGGCGATCAAGGCGGCCGGCGCGATCATCGGGTGGCTCGTCACGAACGTGATCTCCCCGCTCGTCGGGTGGTTCGCGCAGCAGCTCGGTCCCACGATCGACGCCTTCTCCAAGGCGTGGAACACGATCTGGGCCGGGGTCAAGATCACGATCGCGGCGATCTGGGACTGGATGAACCAGTGGGTGTTCGCGCCCATGAAGCTCGGCATCGAGGCCGTCAAGGTCGCGTTCCAGCTCGCGAAGGACGGCATCACCACCGCGTTCAACAACATCAAGACTGGGCTCTCCACGGTCTGGTCGTGGATCGACACGTGGGTCTTCGCTCCGTTCAAGGCCGGGGTCGCGCTGATCCAGACCGCGTTCGAGAACGTGAAGGACGGGATCGGGGCCGCGTGGGACGGGCTCAAGGCGATCGCCGCCAACCCGGTGAACTTCGTCCTGGGCACCGTCTACAACGACGGGATCCGCGAGTGGTGGAACAAGATCGCGGGCGCCGTCGGGCTGACCAGCCTCAACCTGCCGCGCGCCTCGCTCGTGAAGTTCGCGACCGGTGGCGTCCTGCCCGGGTACACGCCCGGCCGCGACGTGCACCGCTTCGTCTCCCCGACAGGCGGGATGCTCGACCTCTCCGGTGGCGAGGCGATCATGCGTCCGGAGTGGACGCGGGCAGTCGGCGGCCCCCGCGCCGTCGCCGCGATGAACCTCGCCGCACGACGAGGGCAGGCGGCGTTCGCGAGCGGCGGCGTGTTCGGGCGCCGCGCCGAGACGGGCGGCTTCCCTCCGGAGTGGCTCAAGGCGATCGGGAACGGCATCGCGTCGTTCGGCAAGACGCTCTGGGACGCCGGGTCGATGGCGGTCGAGATCATCAAGGATCCGATCGGGGCGATCAAGCGCGCCGTCGCTGAGCTCGTGTCGAACGCGGGCGCGGGCGGCAACTCGGGCGGGATGTTCGACATCGTGTCCGAGCTGCCGGGCAAGTTCGCCGGCGGCCTTGCCGAGAAGGTCCGGACGATGCTGGGCGACCAGGAGCGTGACGGGCACGGCGAGGGCGGCACGGCGGCCGGGGCGCTGGGCGTCGCGCGCATGACGCAGATCGTCAAGGCGCTCGTGCCGTTCGCGCGCGTCACCTCCGGGTTCCGACCTGGGGCGATCACGGCGACCGGCTACCCGTCGATGCACGGCCTCGGCCGGGCGATCGACATCGCGGGCGCCGCACCCGGCGACGCCGGCGCGATGATGCAGATCTTCAACGCGCTGCGCGGTGCGTTCCCGAACGCGACCGAGCTGATCTACTCCCCCGCCGGGGCGCGCCAGCTGTACAAGGGCCGCTCCTACGTCTACCCGGAGCCCACCAAGGGCATGCACTACGACCACGTGCACTGGGCGATGGCGAACGGCGGCGTGCTGCCCAAGCTCTACGACCAGGGCGGGTGGATGCCGCACGGCGGGCTCGGGCTCAACCTCTCGGGGAAGCCTGAGGCCGTGCTCGACCCGGAGGAGTCGGCCGCCTTGAAGAACGGGCTGAACCGTGGCGTGCGAGACGTGCACTTCCACACCGTGCGGGCGACGCCGGCGGACGTCGTGCACTCGCTGCGGATGGCCGAGCTCAACGACTACACGCCGGGGGGCTGATCGTGTCGTTCTTCATCCTCGCGTCGGTGCAGGAGCCGGAGCCGGGCCCGGGCACGTCTCGGTACGACTCCCGGCAGTTCTGGCTCGAGACGCTGGACCGGTCGCTGTCGACCCCGGTCGACCTGCACGGCGAGCTGTTCCCGGTGATGGCGCAGCGGGGCATGACGGGTCTGGGGGTGAACCCGTCCGAGATCGAGCTCGTCGGCACTCCCGGCGTGCCGGGTAGTGCAGCGATCGGCGTGCACTACCCGGCTCGTCCGGTCGGGTTGCCGCTCCTCTTCGTCGCGGAGGACGACTCGCAGCTGACGTTGTGGAAGGCGGTGCAGCTCGTCCGGGACATCACCGACCCGGCCCGCGGCGTGCAGCATGACGGGTCCTTCCGGCTCGTGTGCGCGTCCTCGTCTGGGACTCGGCAGCTCGTCCTCGCGTACCGGGGCGGTCTCGAAGGTGCCGACGAGGAGCTGTTCGGCGTGGACTCCGCGGTGCTGGACTGCGTCGCACCCCAGCCGTTCGCTGAGGATCGCGAGGAGACCACCCGCGAGTTCCGCATCGCGAGCACCGGTGAGCCGTTCCTCACCTCCACGCCGGGGACGGATCACCCGTGGGGAACCCGCCGGCTGACGCCCTCGACGGTGATCGGTGCCGACATGAGGATCCCGATGGTCTCGCAGGTCGAGTTCTACCCGACGGTCGGAATCACGGGCCCCGCCGACTCGGCGCTCATCACCGCCGACACCGGGATGCGGATCGATGTGCACAGGCCGATCCCGGCCGGGAAGACGTTGCGGATCGTGACCGACCCGCGGTCGCCGTCGATCCGTCTCGACGGCGCACCGGCGGCAGGCATGCTCGCGCGCGGGTCACGGCGCGAGCCGCTCCACCCGGGCGACAACGTCCTGAGCGTGTCGGCGCCCGGCGCGAACGAGGACACCAGGCTGCGCCTGTCGTGGCGCGGCCGGTACAGGGGGCTGACGTGAGCGCGTGGGACGTGCACCCGCGGGACGCGGGCCTGGGCCGGACACTGGACCCGCTCGCCAGGTGGTCCGAGCTGCAGCTCGTCGAGCGGTTCAACACGCCGGACACCTGGACGATCACCGGGCCCGCGAACGTCATGAGTGTCTTCGCGCCGGGCATGGGGTGCCTGCTCGACCGAGACGGCGAGCAGGCGGCGTCAGGCCAGGTCCGTTCGATCTCGCGCACGCGACGCACCGACCGCACGACCGGGATCGTCACCAACGAGATCACCGTCGGGTTCGTCTCCGACCTCGAGGTGCTGGCCGACCGCCGCGTCTACCCCGACCCGGCGAAGGTGCTGACGCCGTCGCTGACGACGTTCACTGCGTCGCACGACCAACGCACGGGTCCGATCGAGACGGTGCTGCTGGAGTACGTGGCCGCGCACGCCGGGCCGGCCGCGCCGAACCCGACCCGCCGCAACGCAGCGCTCGTGCTCCCCCCGTCGCTCGGGCGAGGCGGCACGACCACCGTCAAGGCGCGGATGGACAACCTCGGAACGCTCGTGCGAGATCTCGCGGAGGCCGGGCGCCTCCGCGTCAACGTCACGCACGACGAGTCGGGCGGGGAGCCACGCCTCACGCTGACCGTCGACGAGGTCCCGGACGTGTCCGCTGATGTCGTCTTCGGAGACGTCGGGTCCCTGCGCGCGACCGCGTTCGTCACCGACCTCGAATACTCCCTCGAGGCGCCGGCCGTGACGGATGCCATCGTCTTCGCCGCGGGCGAGCTCGAGGCACGTGAAGCCGCCCGGTTCACCGACGAGGACGCCGTCGACCTGTGGGGCCGCCGACGAGAAGGGCTCGTCGACCAGCGTCAGACCGACGACGTGGCCGACATCTCCCGCGCCGGCACCGAAGCGCTAGAAGCCGGTGCCTCCCCGGTGTCGATCACGTTCTCGGTGACCGACTCCGCCGACATCCGCTACCGCCGCGACTACGGCATCGGATGGCGTGTCGGGGTCGAGCTCCCAGGCATCCCCGAGGGGCTGTCCGACAACGTCGTGCGCGAGGTCACCACCACCGCCCGCGAGGGCCAAGCCGACGAGGTCAACGTCGTCGTCGGTTCCCCGGGCGCGACCGCCAACAGCACCAAGCAAGCACGCCTGATCGCCGCAGCGTTCCGGCGGATCGACGTCATCGAAAGGGGCCAGTGATGGTGCAGGAATCAGGGCCGCTCGCCGGATACGACTGGACCGACGACATGTACCGTGCCCGCTTCGGCGACGAGCCATCGATCCTGGCCGACGTCGACGGCACCGCCTACGCGATCACCCGCCCCACCTCGGGGAACGACGTGCTGCTCGGCTCACCCACCCAGGACTCGGTGTGCACCCTTGGTGGGTTCGCGCACCGCATCCCTGCCGGGCAGACGGAACCGGTGAACGTGCCCGAGGCCACGAACCGCGACGTCGGGCGGACGGATCTCATCGTGGCCCACCTCGACATGGGCGCCTACACCAGCCCGCCCGGGCCGATCCGCCTCGCACGGATCCCCGGGGTCGACGGGTCGGAGGCGCGCCCGGCGCTCGCCGAGGGCACCACCGGGGTGGAGCACCTCCCGTTGTGGGCGATCACGCGCCGCCAGGGTGAGGCCATCAACCAGGCCACCGTGGTCGACCTGCGTCGGAGGTCCGGGCCGCACCTCCTCGTGCCTCGTGGCGAGTCACTGCCAACGAACGCACCGCTCGGAACCCGGGCGCGTCGCGGCCGCGGGGAGTACGTGCGCGAGCTCAACGGCACGCCCAGCGCACCGACCTGGCTGAGCACCGGCGCGGGCCGGCTCATCGGGGTGTACGAGGGCAGCTTCGCCGAGTTGTCCCCTCCCGGTGGTGGCGCGACGGGCTACCGCGTCTGGGGTCTCAGCCCCCAGGATCTCGCTTCGGTCGCGATCCCCGACCCCGGGGTGCCCTACCGGGTGCAGTTCGAGGCATACGCCGAGATGGGCTCGGAGGCGGGCAACGCGCGCTGGGACTTCCACGGTCGCATCGGGTCGGCCCGCCTCGCGCTGTACGCGACGCAGGGCGTCAACGGCTTGCACCTCGGCCTCGCGTGGCGCCACGTGATCGGTGGTCCGTCGAGTCAGGTCTTCACCGGCGCGAGCACGGCGTTCCTCACGGCCTACAAGGTCGGCAACGGCGGCAGCAACTACGGCGGCATCGCCGCGCCGAACCGGCGCATCGCCGTCGCGGTGTACGAGGCGTGAGGGCGGCGGGCATGAGGAGCCGACGCACCATCGTGCGTGCGCTGCGTGGCGTGTGGCAGAAGATCCGTGAGCCGCGGGTCATCTCGTTCGCCTACTTCGTGATGTACGCGAGCGGGGTCGCGGCCGGCGTGTACGCGACGGTCAGCCCGCCGTCGTCGATCGAGGGGCAGATCGGGTCGAGCGCGATGACCGCCCTAACCGTGCTGCTGACCTTCGGGTGCGCGCTCGGGTCGGTCGCGGCGCTGCCGGGCATCTACTGGCTCGAGCGGTCCGCGGTGCTCTCGATCGCGCTCGCCGCCTTCATCTACCTCGCGATCCTCGCCACGCTGCAGGCCCAGCAGCCGGGGAACCGGCTGCTGCAGGCCTGGTTCGTGGCGTTCGTCCTCGGCATGCAGCTCGTCAGGTGGGTGCGGGTGCGCGAGCGACCGTACCGCCCGGTCGGCGCCCATCCGGCGAACGTCTGACGAGGGGGCACGAGTGGAGACGTGGGCACTACTGCTGACCGCGCTCGGCGCGGGCGGCATCATCACCAAGCTCCTGGACAACGTCGTCGCCTGGCTCAAGGGCCGCCAGGCCGAGGAGCGCGACGCCTGGGCCGAGCGCGACAAGGAGGCCAAGGCCCGCCGCATCCTCGAGGAGTACGGGCACGCCCTCCGCCGGCTGCTGTTCCGCCTCGGCGCGCGCGAGGGCGACGGCGAGGACGACGTCCCACGCTGGCCGACCTACTAACCACCCATCCACCAGCCCCGGCTGCCGCACGGCGCCGGGGCTTCGTCATGCCCAGGAGGTTCCACCCATGGTCACCACACGCCAGGACCTCGCGCCCGCGTCGGTCATCCGCTCGATGACCGACGGCCCGGGCTCGAAGGCCGTCGGCATCCTGTTCCACGAGACGGCGAACAAGAGCCGCGGCGCGAACGCCGCGGCGCACGCCCGGCTGCAGAAGCGCGGCAACGTGCGCAACGCGTCGTGGAACTGGACGGTCGACGACACCGAGGCCGTGCAGTCGTTCGCGAACGGGATCAAGACGTGGTCGGCCGGGCGCGGCGGGCTGCACTACGTCTCGGTCGAGATGTGCGTGAACCCCGACGGCGACTACGCCCGCACGGTGCAGAACGCGATCGAGCTCGCGCAGTGGCTGCGCTCGATCGGCGTCGGTCCCCAGCTCAAGAACCACCACGACATCACCGGGAAGAACTGCCCCACGCAGCTCCTGGCTGGCGCGGAGGGCGGCTGGGCAGGCTTCGTCGCGCGCATCAACGGCGCGACGGCCCCGGCGCGCCCCGTCCCGGCCCAGCCGAGCGGGAAGCTCGACGAGGACGGGTACGAGGGCTCCGGCACGCTCGGCGCGATGCAGCGCGCGATCGGCTCGGCCAACCCCGACGGAACGCTGTCCGCGCCGTCGAACTTCACGCGCACGCTGCAGCGGTGGCTGAACGACCGCGGCTTCCGCGACTTCGAGGGCAAGGCGCTCGTCGTCGACGGCCACGGCCACCGACAGAACGTCCCGTCCGCCGTCATCAGCCGCACGCGCACGGACTACGCGTTCCAGCAGTACCTCGAGACCACGCCCACCGGCCGCGCCCGCGGCTACGTCGGCGACGGCGAGTGGGGCCGCCCGAGCGCCGGCGTGAAGATCATCCAGGCCGAGCTCAACGCCGGCC